CGTTGGTACATACGATGTAGTGGTTACTACTGGCCCAAGTTACATGACTAAGCGTCAAGAGTCATTAGATGCAATGAGCCAACTGTTGCAGGGCAACCCGCAACTTTGGTCGGTAGCTGGCGATCTGTTTGTTAAGAATATGGATTGGCCTGGCGCACAAGAGATGGCAAAACGCTTTGCTAAAACAATTGATCCAAAATTAATGCAAGACGACGATAAACCCCCTGAGCTACAGGCTGCTGAACAACAGATTCAAGCAATGGGCCAAGAACTCGACCAATTACAAGGGATGCTACAAAATGTTAATAAATCAATGGAAGCTCAAGATCTCCAACGTAAAGAATTTGAAGCCACTATTAAAGCGTTTGATGCAGAAACTAAGAGACTTACTGCCGTTCAAGCGTCCATGACACCTGAACAGATCCAAGATATTGTTATGGGTACGATTAGTGGCATGATTACTAGCGGTGATTTAGTTAATGAGATGCCTGGGCGAGAAATGCCCGAAATGAACGCACCAATCCCTGAACAGATGCCCCCCGAAATGATGCAAGAACAAATGGCTGCTGAACAAATGGGTATGGCACCTCCACAACAACCAATGGGATTACCACCTGAAGGGATGCAACAATGAAAGCCGCAGATTTTATCGGATTATTCTTCTTAGCCCGTGATGTGACGCATAGTGTGCATTTAAACACTAGAAGTTACTCAAAACACAAGGCTTTGCAGAAATTTTATGAAAACATCATTGATTTAGCCGATAGTTTTGCCGAGGCCTACCAAGGGCGACATGGCTTAGTAGGGCCAATTAGTCTTATGTCCGCCAAAAAAACATCAAATGTGGTTGAATTTTTAGAAAATCAACTTGCTGAAATTGAATCTGTGCGTTACGATGTATGCGATAAAGACGATGCACCGTTGCAGAATTTAATTGATGGTATTATCGAGTTATATTTATCAACGCTGTATAAGTTACGCTTCTTAGCATAAGGAATAATAATGGAACTTTTAAGACCCTTAGCCGATGCCAATTACCCTGGGCTTACTGCGGCATATACAGGCACCGCAGGTTCTACAGCTACTTGGGGCGCAGGCCCACAAGGTGTAGTTGTATGGTCAACTACACCAGCGTACATTTTAGTAGGCGAAGGCGTTACAGCTACTACAGCTAGCACACCAATACCAGCTTTTACCCCCATCCCGTTTACAGTACCACCAGGCACAGGCGCTCCTTGGCGTGTAAGTGCAATCCGTGTTACTGATAGTGGCGATGTGTATTGCAAACCAATTAATATTCGATGAGTTGGGGAGTTGCCCTTCGTAATGGAGTAGCTATCGGCTTAGGTAGTGTTATTACATTATTTTCAGGCACTCGCGATAGCGGAGCATCTGTAGGAAATCTTTTAACCGAAGCCAGCAATAATCTTGTACAAGAAGATAACGGGCTTATTTTGTTGGAGTAAAAAATGGCAGACAGTAAAATCTCAGCATTACCAGCGTCAACAACCCCACTTGCAGGTACTGAAGTATTACCAATTGTTCAGTCTAGCACTACCAAACAGGTATCAGTTGCTAATTTGACTGCGGGGCGTACTTTTGATGCTTTGGGTATGACATTAACATCAACAGATGCTGGTGCTAGTGCAGCACCATTGCTTGATTTATACAGAGATTCAGCAAGTCCAGCAGTTTCAGATACATTAGGCGAAATTGAGTTTAATGGTGAAGATTCAGCAGGTAATAAACAACAATATGCACTTATTCATGCTTCAATTCTGAGTCCTACTTCAGGTTCTGAAACAGGACAACTTCATTTTGAAACTGCAACTGGCGGTGCATCTACTGAAAAAATGATTATTGGCACAAGTAATCTAGTGATTAATGAGATTGGTGCTGTATTTAATGTGCGAATAGAAGGCGATACAGATGCCAATTTATTCTTTACAGATGCCACAAATAGTAAGATTGGTGTAGGTACTATAACTCCTCTGCAAAAGCTAGATGTTTCATCAACAGCTAATGAAGGTGCGAATGTAGCTTTAACAAAAACCAATAGTGGAACACCAGATCAAAATGGACAAGTTTTATTTTTTAATAATAGTCATGCTGCTGGAACTGGTCGAACAGCCGGTGTAAAGTGTGGACAAGTTGTATGGCAATTTTCTCAACCATCATCAGGTGCGTTACAGTTTGCTGGTGAAATTGCAGTTTTAGCAGAAACACAAGGTGGTGCAAGTACTGCTTCATCTTTAAATTTATATTCAAGTGGTGGTAGAGGACTTACCATTGATTCAGGAACTATTGTGTCAATGCCAGCTTATGGTGCTGGAGGTGCTACATTTAGTGCTGCTGGTGTTATATCGTCTGTATCTGATGAAACTTGGAAAACAAAAGATGGTGTTCCAGTTAATACAGATGCAATGCTAAAAAAATTAGAACCAGGCTATTGGTTTTATAATGAAGAAAAAGCACCTATTTTTGGACAAGATAGACAACTAGGTTTTTATGCACAAAATGTGCGTGAAGCAATTGGATCAGAGGCTGCACCTACACCTGAAGAAGGAAAACCTTGGGGTTATTATGATAGGTCAGTTTTAGCAGTAGCTGTAATGTCTTTGAAAAATGCTTTATCTACAATAGAAGAATTAAAACAACGAATCGTAGCATTAGAGTCTAAATAGGAGAATTAAATGTCGGTTTATCTATCTTATTTAGCTGGGGCTGGCGCACAATTTTTTACCGATGACGGCGTTCCCTTAGCGGGGGGTTTGTTATATACTTACGCGGCGGGTACTACTACACCGCAAACTACATATACTAGTAACTTAGGAACTGTTGCCAATTCAAACCCTATTGTTTTAAATTCGGCAGGCAGGGTTCCGTATGAAATTTGGCTAACAACTAATACAAACTATAAATTTGTACTTCAAACATCTACTGCTGTTTTAATTGCAACTTACGATAATATTCCTGGTGTTAATGATCCTACGGGGGTCACAAACGACATATTAGCTCAATTAGCAAATACATCAGATGTAAGCAAAGGTGATGCGTTAGTTGGATTTAAACAAGCCAATCCGTATGACACAACAACGGTTTTAACAGGCGCAACTGCAAGAACTGTACATCAAAAATTTACCGAAATGGTATCTTTGCGAGATTTCGGCGCAGTTGGCGATGGAGTTACAGATAATACAGTAACATTGCAGGCCGCCATAACAGCTTGTGCAAACAATAACATTACTTTGTTTGTACCTGACGGCATATTTATGTACGGTAATGTTACTGTACCAGCTACAAAAACTTTAAGCATTGTTGGGTCAAGTAGAGAAAATGCAGTCTTAAAACAAATTTCAGCGTCTACAAATGCAACGGCAGGCATAACTGTAACAGGTAGTTTTTTTGCAACTAATGTATGTTTTAATCAAAATTTTACTCAGCCATCACCTGCTGGGTATGATGATGGTGTAAGTCCAACCACATGGGGTGGTTATTTTATTGTTAGCATAAATACAACTGGAACTGTTAGCATTGATAACTGTAAGTTTGCTTTTCCTTGTAGAGGTATTTTAGTTGCAAACGCAACCAACGTTGATTTTTATAATAACTCAAGTAGCGCTACCACTTCTCCTAGTCAAACCATAATTGCTTGCTCTAATTGTCAGCAAGTTAGTATGAATGATAATACTTTAATAGCACCAAGATGGACAGACCCAGCAACAGGTAATGGCAACGGAATATCTGCTCTTTATAACTTTAATTCTACTAATTTAGAAATAAGTAATAACACAATGGTTGGGCATCAATTGGTTGCTAGAGGAAGTACAGGAGCATTTGTTGGTTCAATTAGCACTACCACATTGACTGTAACTTCTTTATCTGCTGGAACTAGTATTTTCCCAGGCGGCGTTATTTCGGGGGTTAATGTATTTTCAGATAATGCAATTATCTCGCAATTAACAGGTACAACAGGCGGCGTGGGGACTTATTTACTTCAATTTAGTAATGGTTCTGTTGGTTCTGCAACATTGGGCATAAATTTAGCAAGAGCTGTTGTTTCTAACAATATAATTGACACACCGATTGCTGATACTGCTTTTTATGGTTGGAAATATATAACAATGACAGGCAATATTATTCGTCAGTCAGGTGATGTAGGGATTGCTATTGATGCTTCACAATATGTAACGATTACAGGAAATGTCATTGATGGCGTGTTGGCGGGTGGAATTCACGTTGGTTCTGCTTATGGGGTAACAATAACTGGAAATTCAATTAAAGATTATGCACAAGCAAATAATGGGCCTTATGCTTATTTAGCTGTTTATGGGCGATATGCTTCAGCAAGCGGCTCATTAGCTGGTATTTCAGTCGATTATGTAAGTGGCCTTCAAACATCCTATTGGTCTACCATTACAGGTAATACGCTTACTTTTGAGAATTTTCCTCCTGCTACTGATGCAAGACCAACAGGAAGTAATGTGGTTGCGGCAATAGTTGGTGGTATTAGAATTCAAAATTCAACAAATCCTGCAGCACAAAGTACAGCATCTGTAACTGGAAACTATGTTGAGTCACTTTATGCAAATTTGCCACAAAACTTTGTTCAAGTGGCAGGGCATCGTTTTACTTTAGCTGCTGCAAGTTCAACAGTTGGCACACCAATTAGTGGCGAAGTGTTTACAAATGCTGGAAATTCATTTGTACTAATTGATGCTTTTGGCGATGGTGGGTTTTGTTTTATTAAAAAATTGGTAGGAACTATACCTAATAATACAACATTTACAGGTGCTTTAAGTGGGGCAACTTTATTATCAAATGTTTCGGCTGCTGCTCTTACGTTTTTAGAAATAACTGGTGCAGGTAATTTTGATTGGACAACCACTTATGCAAATCAAAATCTTGGGGTATAAATACTTGACAAAGTAAAATTTTAAGCATATATTTTGTAACAACCGTACTAGCCGTTAGCTAGGGATTCTTAGGAGTCATAGATGTCTGAAGAACAAGAAGTAGTCTTAGCGGACTCAACTGCCGCGCCAGAGCAGGTAGCAACAGCAGCTCCTGATACTGAAGTAACATCGCTGGAAGAAAAGCCTGTTGAAGCATCTAAAACCTTCACACAAGAAGAATTAGACGCCGCAATTGGAAAACGACTTGCAAGAGAACAACGTAAGTGGGAAAGAGAACAGAACGCCAAGCGAGCAGAAATGCAAACAAGGGCGATTCCAGCCGAAATCCCGTCAGTCGATTCGTTTAACTCGCCCGAAGAATATGCTGAAGTATTAGCAGAACGTAAGGCAGAAGAATTAATCACTAGGCGTGAACAAGCTAGAGCGCAGTCTGATCTTTTAGAGTCTTACCACGACAGAGAAGAAGAAGCGCGGACGAAATATGATGACTTTGAACAAGTCGCATATAACCCCAAGCTACCAATTACTGACGTGATGGCTCAAACGATTCAATCTTCTGATGTTGGCCCCGATATGGCTTATTACCTAGGGTCTAATCCAAAAGAAGCTGAACGTATATCTCGCTTATCACCTTTCATGCAGGCCAAAGAAATAGGGAGGATTGAAGCGAAGTTAAGCGACAACCCGCCTGTAAAAAAGACTTCAAACGCTCCTGCACCGATTGCACCTGTCACAGCTAGAGGTTCTGGCTCGCCAGCATATGATACAACTGATCCTCGTTCGATTAAGAACATGAGTACGTCAGAATGGATTGAAGCTGAACGAAACCGACAGATCAAGAAGTACGAAGCATTGAGAAACCGCTAACTATTTTATAAAAGGACTTTATTATGTCAAATTCGATCTTAACGATTGATATGATCACAAGAAAAGCTCTCGAAATTCTTGAGAACAACCTTGTGATTACTCGTAACGTAAACCGCCAATACGACGATTCTTTCGCCGTTGAAGGTGCCAAAATTGGATCAACACTCCGTATTCGTCTACCAGACCGTGCTTTGGTAACTGACGGTGCCGCCTTGCAAGTTCAAGACGACAACGAACAGTTTACAACTTTGACTGTTGCTAGTCAAAAGCACATCGGTGTCAACTTCACATCTGCTGAATTAACTATGCAGTTAGATGACTTTGCAGAGCGTGTTCTAAAACCTCGTATTAGCCAGTTAGCCTCAAGTATTGATGCTGACGTAGCTACTTCTTTCAAGAGTATTTATCAGTCTGTTGGTACACCAGGCACAGTTCCATCAACTTCTTTGGTCTTGTTACAAGCTCAACAGAAATTGAACGAAGCTGCTGCTGTAATGTCTCCACGTTATGCTACTGTAAACCCTGCCGCTAACGCTGGCTTGGTTGAAGGTATGAAAGGCTTATTTAACCCAACTGACACTATCAGCCGTCAATTTAAGAACGGTATGATGGGTGAAGGTGTATTAGGGTTTGAAGAAATCAACATGAGCCAATCTATCAGTCAGCATACAACTGGTACAACTCCAACTGCACCAATCGTAGCTGCTACTGTAACTGCTGAAGGTTCTACATCATTAGCAATTAGCTTTAGCTCAGGTTCACCAACTTTCAGAATTGGTGATGTGTTTACTGTTGCTAACGTATTTGCTGTTAACCCACAAACTCGTCAGTCCACAGGTTCATTACAACAGTTTGTTGTAACTGCTGATCTGAACATTTCTTCAACCACAACTGGTACCCTAACAGTATCGCCAGCGATGTATACCTCTGCTAACGCATTGGCTACCATCAATGCGTTCCCTGCTTCTGGTGCTGCATTAACTTTCCTAGGTGGATCCGCAACTCAGTACCCACAAAATTTGATCTATCATAAAGATGCAATCACTTTTGCAACTGCTGACTTGCTATTACCACAAGGTGTAGATATGGCTTCACGTCAAGTTCACAACGGTATCTCGATGCGTATAGTACGTCAGTACGACATCAACAATGACCGTTTACCTTGCCGTATTGACGTTCTATACGGATTCAGCGTAATCCGACCACAAATGGCTTGCCGTCTGTGGGGTTAAACCTAAATGCTCCCGTGTAAACGGGGGCTTTTTTAATATTTAAGGAGAATTATTATGGCATTACCTAATGGTGCAGGTGGTTATCAGCTAGGCGACGGTAACTTAACCGAAATTAACATGAGTACGCAAGTAACCCCAACAGCTAAAACAGCAGCAGCAGTTTTAACAGCCGCTGAATTAGCAACAGGGATTATTACTTTTGATGGAACTGCGGGTGCTTTTACAGTACCTACAGGCGCTTTGTTAGACGCTGCTTTTCCTAGTATGAAAGTTAATAGCTCTTTTGAGTTTAATATTATTAACTTAGATGGATCCGATGCTGCAACTGTAACGGCTAGCACAGGTTGTACGCTAGTTGGTGTAGCTGCTGTTGCGGCCAATACAGCGTGTACTTGGCGTGTTCGTAGGACTGGCGATGCAACGTATGTATTTTACCGCGTAGCTGGTTAATATTAATCCCCCGCTTCGGCGGGGATTTTAAAAGGAAAAATTATGCCTAATACTAAGCCTGTTGGCGTTGCGTATTCTGATCCAGAGCTTGTTGCTGGAACTACGATTACTGGCGCTACTATTACGGGTTCTACTTCAACAAGTGCTACAGTTAGCGGCACATTTACTTCGACAGCTACAACTGGCGCAGTAATTGCAAATGCTACTGCGGGGCTGTATTTTTTAACTAGTGCTATTACTGCTAACACTACTGTAACAACTGTTCCTGCTGGTTCCCTTGCTACTACAAGCAATGCTACTGGACTAGGTAAGTTGTTTATTTCTGATGGCTCTAAATGGCAATTCCCTGTTGTAGCTTAACCAATAGGGGGCAGTACGCCCCCTACTAATATAAATTATGACTATATATCTAAGACATCCTGATCACGGTAGTAAAGTTGCTACGATGGAACAAGAAGCAGAATTTGATGAACAAAATGGCTGGGTGCGTTATACTACCGATACGCCATCTGAAGAAGAAGTGATTGCGGCTCCAGTCAATACGTTGGAAGTAAAAAGACGTCGTAAAACTATCGAGTAAAGGGTGAGTTATGGCAATTTATACCGCCAACGATCAAATTAATGCGGCGCTACGTCTATTAGGAGTATTGGCGGAAGGTGAAACGCCGTCTGCCGCCACATCGCAAGATGCTTTAGCTGCTTTAAATCAAATGATTGATTCATGGAATACTGAGCGTTTATCAGTATTTTCTACGCAAGACCAAGTATTCAATTGGCCACCTAATGTACTAAGTAGAACGCTAGGCCCTACAGGTGACTTTGTAGGTAATCGACCTGTTCTGTTAGACGACTCCACATACTTTATTGATCCTGCCAACGGTATCTCGTTTGGTATTAAGATGATTAATCAACAGCAATACAATGGTATTGCCGTTAAAACAGTCACTAGCACTTACCCGCAAGTCATATTTACTAATATGACGTACCCTAACATTGAGATGTATATATACCCTAAACCAACTAAAGTGTTGCAATGGCATTTTATTTCGGTTCAGGAGTTAACACAGCCAGCTACGCTTGCAACTAATATATTGTTTCCACCAGGCTATTTAAGAGCTTTTAAATATAATTTAGCTTGTGAGTTTGCTGCGGAATTTGGTGTTGAACCAAGCCCACAAGTATCACGGATTGCGATGACGTCTAAACGCAACATAAAACGCATTAACAACCCAGACGATATTATGTCATTACCGTACAGTATTGTTGGCACACGCCAGCGTTACAATATATTTGCAGGAAATTATTAAGGATAAATCATGGCTACGATTGCTATTTCAGCTTTACCTGTTGCAACTTCCCAAGCTGGCGCAGATGTGTTGCCGATTGTGCAAGCTACAACTAGTACAACTAAACAACTGTCTATAACCAATTTGTTTACAAGTCCTACACTTGTAACTCCAGCAATAGGTGTAGCCACAGGCACAAGCCTAACTGCAACTGGTGCGGTTGTTTCAACTGGCACAGCAGGCGTAGGTTACGCAACTGGAGCTGGCGGTGCGGTTACGCAAATAACTAGCCGAACTACAGGCGTAACGCTTAACAAAACAACTGGCGCAATTACGTTAGTTAGCGCGGCAGGTTCTGCTACCGCAGCAACTTTTACCGTAACAAATAGTACAGTCGCTGCAACAGATGTAATTATTCTTAACCAAAAATCAGGTACTGATCTGTATGATTTAATGGTAACTGCGATTGCAGCGGGTAGTTTTAATATTACTTTCAGAACTACAGGCGGCACAACTACAGAAACGCCCGTAATTAATTTTGCAGTAATTAAGGCTGTAGCTGCATAAACAATGAAAACCCCGATTTTAGGTCAATCGTATGTTGCACGTAGCGTTAATGCAGCGGATGCCCGTATGGTTAATCTTTTTCCCGAAGTTGTAACTGAAGGGGCAGAAACAGGGTTTTTACAACGCGCACCTGGATTAAAGTTTTTACAGACTGTAGGTACTGGCCCTATTCGAGCATTATGGGCGCATCAAACAAATGGTTCAGATTTTTATGTGGTATCTGGACAACAATTTTATAAACTAACAGGCACTACAGCTACACCAACACTTTTAGGCACGGTATCAGGCACAGGCCCAGTATCTATTGCCGATAATGGCACACAGATATTTTTAGCGTGTAATCCTGATGGTTTTATCTATAACGAAGTAACTAACGTGTTTGCACAGATTACAGACCCTGATTTCCCTGGTGCTGTGACCGTATCTTACTTAGATGGTTATTTTGTGTTTAATGAGCCAAATAGCCAAAAGATATGGGTTTCTCAGTTATTAGATGGTACATCGGTTGACCCGCTAGATTTTGCTAGTGCTGAAGGTTCACCAGACGGCGTAGTTGCGCTTATATCGGATCACCGTGAGTTATGGGTGTTCGGTACTGACTCAGTAGAAGTTTGGTATGACTCAGGCGCAGCCGACTTTCCTCTTACACGTATTCAAGGTGCTTTTAATGAAATTGGTTGCGTTGCAGCATTTTCAGTTGCTAAGTTAGACAACGGTTTATTTTGGTTAGGCACAGACGCCCGTGGTCAAGGTATTGTTTATCGTGCTAATGGTTATACAGGTGTTCGGGTTTCTACTCATGCAATTGAATGGCAAATCCAACAGTATGGCAATATATCCGATGCGGTGGCGTATACATACCAGCAAGATGGCCATGCGTTCTATGTGCTTAATTTCCCAACAGGTAACACTACATGGGTGTATGACGTATCTACGCAAGCATGGCATGAGCGAGCAGGCTTTGATAACGGTAATTTTACAAGGCATCGTAGCAATAACCAATGTAACTTTGGCGGTACGATTATTGTTGGTGACTACGAAAACGGTAATATCTATCAGCTTGACTTAGAAACTTACGCAGATAATGGTCAAATTCAAAAATGGTTACGATCATGGCGCGCGTTAATGCCAGGGCAAAATAACTTTAAACGTACAACACAGCATACTTTACAGCTTAACGCTGAAACAGGCGTGGGTTTAAGTTTATACCCTGGGTATGATGCTGAAGATATAGCAACAGAAGATGGTAAAGAAATTACTGTTGAGTTTGTACAAGGCTATATTGCTACACAAGCTGGGCTAGAATTAACTACTGAATCCAATGATGGATTTGAAACGCTCAGTACAATTAACTACCCTGAGCCTTATCCTGAAGGATATATTTTATCGACTATTGGTTATCTAGCCGCGCCTGGCTATAACCCTCAAGCCATGTTGCGTTGGTCAGACGATGGCGGTCACACATGGTCAAATGAACATTGGTCATCAATGGGCAAGATTGGTCAATATGGCTCCCGTACCTTTTGGCGTCGGCTTGGCATGACAGTTAAGTTACGGGATCGTGTCTATGAAGTATCAGGCACCGATCCTGTAAAGATTGCCATTACCAACGCTGAACTATTGTTGTCACCAACTAATGCCTGATCCAATTAACATCACGCAGATTCCTGCGCCTAGAGTTGAGTTAATAGATCCACGTACAGGTTTAATGTCAAGGGAATGGTTTAGGTTTTTTAACAACATTTACACGATTGTAGGCGCTGATTTAGGAATTATTCAGATTCCTAATGGCGGTACAGGGTTAAGTGCTTACCCTACTAATGGTCAGTTATTAATTGGCAATACAGCAGGTCAAAAATATGACTTAAACACTTTGACGGCTGGTACAGGTATTACCATTACTAACGGCGCAGGTAGCATAACTATTGCTGGTACAGGCGGTACGGTTACTAGCGTGTCTGTAGTGTCTGCTAATGGTTTTGCTGGCACGGTAGCTAATAGCACTACTACGCCTGCCATTACGTTAACTACGACTATTACAGGTATTCTTAAAGGCAACGGTACAGCCATTAGCGCAGCCGTAAGCGGCACAGATTACGCGCCAGCTACAAGTGGCACGTCTATTTTGTATGGCAACGGCGCAGGCGGATTTAGCAATGTCACCGTAGGCGCAGGGTTAACTTTTGCAACTGGCACGTTAAGCACAAGTGGCACCATAACAACAAACGCACCAGTTACCAAAACGGCTGATTTTAGTGTAGCATCTACAGATACATGGTTAATAAACAATAAGACAGGCTCTACTTGCACGGTTACGCTACCGTCGCCATCGGCTAACACAGGGCGGGTTTTATATTTTATTAACTATCAGAATCAATCATTAGTGTCAGCGTCTAGTAATGTTGTATCAAGGGCGGGTGGAGCCGCGGGTACAGCCATACTAGATAACGTAGCAGGTAATTGGGCAACGATTGTGTCAGATGGTACAAATTATTGCTAGAATAATATGCAAATTGAGATGACTGTCACTTACGGACAAGGGTTTTTACCTACAAAAGCGGAGCATAGTGATTTTGACGCTTTTTTAAAAGAAAGTAATCTTTTAGCCAAAACTGTGCGGTTTATATCAGACAACGACGCGGATTTAATTATGTTAGATAATCCGTATGTTGAAGTTAAGAAGTCATTAATTGAAGGCAAAGGTTTATTTTTAACTCAACCTGTTAAAGCAGGTGAGATTATTTGCCCTGCTAGAATAGACAACCATCGTACACAAGCAGGGCGATTTACAAATCATTCAAGTAATCCTAACGCTAAAATGGTTTTGCTAGAAAATGGCAATATGGACTTAGTTGCTTTAGTTGATATTGACGACGGTGAACTTACAATCGATTATAAACAGGCGCTAGCGCTGTCGGATTTAAAGTTTAAAGATGGTAAGTTAACTTTTCCTATGCGGGAGAAAGTTAAAGCATTAGAAGCAGAAATTGAACAGTTACCTCAAGTTGACTGCCCTATTCGCAATATATTTGCGCCAGGCATTTATGCTAGAGAAATGACTATTTTTAAAAACACTATTTTAACTGGCGCTGTACATAAAACGTGTCATTTAAGCATTTTATCTAAAGGTCATGTTCAAGTTGTAGCCGATGAAGGTACAATAGAAATGGTTGCGCCATGCACATTAATATCCCAACCAGGGGCAAAAAGAGCCATTCATGCGTTAGAAGATTCAGTTTGGACAACAATTCATGCGACAAATGAGACAAATGTTGATAAACTAGTGAAATTATTAACAGAATCAACCGCAGATGAGTTAATTGGCGGAAACAGCAATAGACAACTTAAGTTTGCTAATAACAAACAATTAGAGGAGTAGACCATGGCTTTTGGCATATCAGCAACAGCTCTTGCAATAGGCGGTAGCGCGTTAATAGGCGCGTATGCTTCTAACCGAGCATCTAGCGCGCAACAACAATCAGCGGGTGAAGCTACGCAAGCTCAACGCGATATTGCTAATGAACAAGTTGCGCTTCAACGCGAACAATATAATAGAAATCTTGAGTTAAATAGACCTTTTAGAGAAGCTGGTTTAACTGCTCAAAATAAGCTATTAGGCTATCTAGGTATGGGGCCTGGCGATGGTAGATACACTAAAGATTTTAGCATGGCTGATTATCAAGCAGATCCAGGCTATGCGTTCCGTTTATCTGAAGGCATGAAAGCGCTTGACCGTACAGCAGCGTCAAGAGGTGGCTTGTTGTCAGGCGCTACTCTTAGAGGAGCGCAACGTTACGGGCAAGACTTAGCGTCACAAGAATATCAAAATGCTTTTAATCGCTATCAAGTTAACCGTTCTAACCAGTTAAATCCTTTACAAAGTCTATTGGGTGTAGGACAAACAGCCATAGGGCAAGACATTAGCGGCGGCAATACGTATGCAAGTAATGTAGGTAATGCGTTAGGCAATTATGGTAATGCCCAAGGCAGCAACATTATTGGTGCAGGTAACGCAAGAGCATCTGGTTATGTCGGTGGAGCTAATGCGTTAAGTAGCGGATTAGGTCAAGGATTAAACTTTTATCAAAACCAAAATTTAATAAATACATTAT